TGCCTTATTACGCAGTATGACTTACACACTGATCCTTACCCCTCAAGAACTGGCCGTCATAAACAACGCGCTTATGCTTGCGCCGTATGGCGTGGTTGCACCAGTAATACAGTCCATTAACCAACAACTCCAGGATAAAAAAGATGGACAGCCAGACGTTCTTTAACATTGCTCTAGGTCTGGCTGCGTTCTTCGGTGGGTGGGTTCTAAACAATATCACCAAGGCCATTGAGCGCCTTGATGTTGATGTGCGTCAGATGCCCCACACTTACATTGCCAAGGACGATTACCGCCGTGACATTGATGAGATCAAAGAAATGCTTGGCAAGATTTTTGATAAGTTAGACACGAAACAGGACAAATGATTGACCCGATCACTATCGGTGCGGCGTTTGCAATAGCAAAGAGCACGATTGCGGGGGTCAAAGAAGCCATTAAACTTGGCAAAGACCTGCAAGAGTGCAGTGGCGATCTGATTAAGTTCTTTGAACATAGGGACACCGTAGCCAAGGCTGCGGTACACGAAAAGAAAAAGCCGCAGTCTGATATGGGTCAGGCGGTTAACGCAGTGATGCAGGCCAAGGCGCTGCGGGACGCAGAGAAACAATTGAGAGAGCAACTGATCTATTCTGGTCAGGGCGATGTTTGGGAGGCGATCCAAGCGCAATACAACATGATTGTGGCCAACCGTAAGCGTGAGGAACGTGAAGCAGAAGCCAAAGCCAAGCTAAAGCGGGAGAATCTGGCAGAGACAATAAACATTCTGCTGATTGGGTTTGCTTCTATTTTGGCGGCGGGATTTGTTGGTTGGGGTACGTTTGCATTTGTTATGTACAAATTGAGGAGCTAATATGAATTGGACAGATGTGATGAAAGCGGTGATCCCCATTGTGGTGGCATCACTTGCGTGGCTCCTTGGCGAAGTGTCCTCTTTCAATACCCGCCTGACCAAAATTGAGGGGTCTATGCCTGCGCTGATTACATCCCAAGGCGTACCCACAGACAGTCCATTGTCGGCTGAAGCTCGGCACAAGCTCAAAGAAGAAATATACAAAGAGATTAACAGTTTGTTTGTACGGGTAACTTTACTTGAAGAACGTCAGAAAGGAAAATGATATGGATTGGTTAAAAACTATTGCACCCACTATCGCTACTGCGCTGGGCGGCCCTCTTGCTGGACTTGCTATTGAAGCTGTCAGTAAAGCCATCGGCATTGATCCCAAGGACGTTCAGTCCACGATCAGCGAAGGCAAACTAAGCGCAGATCAGATCATGTTGCTCAAGCAAGCTGAAGTGGCTATGGCTGCACGGGCACAAGAGATGGGGCTGGACTTTGCTAAGTTAAACGTAGAAGACCGAAAGTCTGCTCGTGAGATGCAAGCTGAGACTCGCTCGTACATCCCTGCCGTCTTGGCTGTGTCGGTCACCATCGGATTCTTTGGCATCCTAATCGGCATGATGACGGAAACCTTCAAGGCGTCTGACGCGCTAATGCTGATGTTGGGATCGCTTGGCACTGCGTGGACCGGCATCATTGCGTTTTACTTTGGTTCGTCCGCTGGCTCACAGGCCAAAGACGATCTTCTCCACCAATCTACGCCCACAAAATGACTGAACACTTCACCCTTGAAGAATTAACGCACACAGACCATCGTGAATTTGACAACATCCCCAATGAAACAGAACTTGCAAACCTCCAACGTCTTGCAGAATTTCTTGAGCAAGTCAAAACCGTCTTGGGTGGCAAGCCCATCATGGTCAATTCAGCTTTCCGATCAAAACAAGTCAATGATGCTGTGGGCAGCAAAGACACTTCTCAGCATCGCATCGGCTGCGCTGCTGATATTCGTGTACCCGCTATGACGCCAGATGAGGTTGTCAAGGCCATCATTGCCAGTGACTTGAGTTATGACCAGGTGATCCGTGAGTTTGACCGCTGGACCCACATCAGCATACCTAACGTAGCCGGTGCCGCGCCACGCAAGAGTAAACTGATTATTGACAAGGCTGGCACACGCCTTTACGCTTAAGGATGCGGGGCGTTCTCAGGCGTTTCTACGCACATATACACTGCCGCATACTGACCTCGCTTTGCAGAGGCCCAGCGGTCAATGTACACACCATAAACCACCTTTAAAGTTTTGCAAATGGTTTTGGTGGTTGCACCAAAGTGGTCAGCAAGCTGATTGACAGTTAAACCGTCTTCGGATGCAAGCAATAAGTCACGAATTGCTTGGTGCCTACTTTTTATCAAAATTCTTTTCCTTGAGTTTGGTTTCAATAGCTTTGCCAAATGTCAAATATTGCATTGAATCAACTTGCTTGTGTGTTTCAAAAATTTCCTCATCCGTCAGCCCAACCCACGTGCGCTGCTCTGGCTGTGCCAAGGCTTTGCGGATAATTTCCGTGGCCCCATACTCGCAATTTCCATCAATTTCCGCTGTTTCCAACGCCTCTAGCGCCAGCTCCAGCACTTGTCGTTTACGCCATCCAGTCATTCTTTTATCTCCTTGATCCAGATCTTGAAGCTGTCTTGGGTGTCCTTGCCAAATGGCAAATCACCAACCCTTTTAGATGCCTCATCCATTGCACTGTTCCAGCCAGCGCGAAATACAATTTCGGCAAAGTCACTAGGTTCCATTTCAAATTCACCGAATATGTCTTGAAAATAATCTTTAATTTTCATGGTGTTCCTTTATCAGTTGTCGGTATGCGTCAATGGCTACACGCAAATCATCGCGCAGCTGTTCAATCTCTTTTTGTTGTGCCATCAGTTTTTCGTTTGCTTCCTGTGCAAATCGGGAAAGGTTGTGTTGCTCCCATGTTTGAAAGTTGCTCATCCATGTACCCTTTTTGTTAAGTCCACTGAATTCTAGCATATTGCTAGAAGGGGATGCAATCCCATGCCCAATGCTCACAGTCCACCGGACCGTGCAACCATTCAGCCGGTGGAGTGGCGTCAAATTTTTGACACCGGTGGCCGGCCTTTAAATTTTCACAGCGCAAACATGTGATCTGGATGTCTTCAAGATCTTTCAATTGCTTGTTCAGGTGCATCTTGATGGCGTTCAGTTCTGCTAAATTCATATTCTTTGACCTCTGTAAATTTTCCGTTTTGTTTGGTTGCAATGCGAACGGGTTCGTTTAAGTAAACAAATTCTTTGTCTTGTTTTGCATACTCAATACACTCCAAGGCTTGCAACACTGTTTTTGGTATATACGGGGTGTATAAATCATTTGCTTGATCAAACAACCAAGGTGAATTGTTTTTTCCCCACAAAAGAGACAATGTGGGATTGTTTTCATTGGTAGTTCTTGTCAATTGAACCCACCATTGCTCTGCCTTTTGTCTGGCATAACCAGTATGTTCAAAACACACCCATTCGCTGGCCACACGCAACAAACCACTGTAATAGTCAACTTTCATGCTGTCAGGCTTGCCAGGCTTGCGGTGTAGCTTGTAGTCAACCCTCGTGACATCGTGCCAAGTTGTAATCTCTGCACGTTGTGCTGACAGCAGTGCGGCATAAGATACTTTGGCGTCCATGGGCTCGGCTATTTCTTCCCTGATAATGGCGCCACAATGCACGCACACTAGCGCAGCTGGTGCGTTGCGTTCACCGCACTCAGGGCAGATGCTGTACGGCCCTTCTTGGTCACCACTGCGCTTAACCTTGGCTCGGCCTTTGATGATGTCCACCGGTCCAAGGCGCTCCACTGTGTCAGTAAAGTCTAGCACCAGACAATCAGTCTTGCCGTCTGCAATTCGTGTGCCTCGGCCCATGCCCTGCACATACAGCACCGGTGACCTGGTAGGCCGGCACCAGATGATGCAGTCCACATCCGGCACATCAAAGCCAACAGACAGCGCCAGCACGGTAACCAAACAATGGATCTGGCCGGCTTTAAATTGGCGTATCAAATCTGCACGCTCCGGCGCCGGTGTCTCACCGCACACCACAGCGCTACCAATACCAAGCTCACATAACTTGTCTGCAAGGCTTTCAGCGTTGGCAACACTTGGTGTGAAGGCAATCCATTTGGTGCGTTGTGAGGCCATATAGACGGCTTCCCTAGCCACTTGCAACAAGTACGTGTCCACCACAGCAGACAGCTCACCGACTTTGTAGTCGCCATTGGATATGCCGACCTGGCTGGCATCAATGCGGGTGGTCATCTTGACCTCGGGTGGAACCAGTGGCGCCAAAAAGTCTTGGTCCAGCAGCTCACGCATGGTGACGTTAGACGCAATGCCGCTAAACAGCGGCTCATCGCCATCGGTCAGCCAAACCTGATTGCCCCTAAACGGTGTGGCCGTCATGCCCACGGTCCTGAATTGGCAGATCTCGCCCAGCTTGGCCAGAAACGTGCGGTACATGCCGGCGTCAGATGCCTTGGGGCTCACCAGATGAGCCTCATCAATGATCACAACCTTGATGTCACCTAGCAGGTGAGCGCTTTTGTGGATGCTGCCAATGGTGGCCACAATCACATCGGCATGGTGCTGCTTCTTCCCCAAGCTGGCGCTGACATAGCCAACGTGTATGTTGTCCGGCAACAATCCCTGCAGCTTGCCGGCGTTCTGCTCGGCCAACTCTTTGCTGGGCACTAGCACCACGGTGCGTGGCCGGTACTCTGGCCACTGCTCCCACATCTGGCGCACGATCTCGGCGCAGATCACCGACTTGCCCGAGCCGGTGGGTAACACCAGAAGCGGAATGTCCGCGTTGTCTTGGTGCTTGGTCCACCAAGCAAACAGGTCGGCGACCGAGCGTGATTGGTAGTCACGAAGGATCACGGTTGCGCTCCTTGATCATGGCGTCAGCCAACGTGTATGCGTCCAAAGCAATAAAATCAGCAGGCGTGTCTTTGTAATCTTCTCTACTGTTCATTGATTGCATGGCATAAGCTGCAAAGTAATCACGCAAAGTGATGTCTTGGATGGGCGGCGTGTTCATACAAACCTTCCGTTGTGTTCTGAGCGCAGCTGGAGCGCAAGATCATCAATCAATGCACTCTTGTCCTTGCAGGCGTGGATTTCTTGGCTGCTGATCCAAGCCTGGTTAACCGAGGGTGTGCCGTTGACAAACTGTTTGTCTTCCATCTGGTACACCACCGCATCGCCGTTCATGTCCACCGGCTGGGCAAACTTGGCCAACAAAATGGGAATGTACCGGTGTGAATCGCAACCCTTGCGCTGGGTCATTATCGGCAGATCCTTGTCATGGCACGAACAAGTCCAGCGTGCCTTGCCGTCCATCTCTGGCGTGACATGGGCACATGACCGGCAAGTTGGGGCCGGCACATCCGTGCCATGGCAGATGCTGTGGTAGTCGCAAAACTTGCATTCGTACCAGCTTGGATCTTGGCTAATCCCGACTGGCGGCTCGGTCGCGGTGATCACCGCCAAGGCTTTGTCGATTACGGCCTGCGCTTCTATCTTGTCAAACTCCAAGCGCTCAGTGTAAATGTCATCGTTGTCTTTGTTGACAACAATGTAGATGGCCTTGTGGCATCCGTTCTCTTTATATTGGTCAATGCTCCACTTCATGTACATTAACATCTGCGCGTAGTGTTCGGGCTTGGCCTTCTTTACGCCGGATTTTTGCATCTCTGCAAACATCTTGCCTGATGCTGTCTTTATCTCCAGTATGTGCGGTGACTTCGGCGCTTGTGGCAAACCGGTCACGATACCGTCAGCATTGCCTTGAAAATGGCCACCACTGGTGGGTTCGGTAAACGTCCATTGCCGGCCAGTCACTGGATCTGTGTCGTACAACGTGCAGCCAATTGCTCTCAGATCATCGTAAACCCTTGGCTCTTGCAAGTGGCCAGACTGGAACACACGGTACAAGCGACCAGAAAACTCAGCCGGCTTGGACCATCTGAATGAATACCAGTGCTGACGCAAGCAAGGCTTGCCAATTGCACTGGCGCCAAGATAGGGGCGCTGTGGGTCGGCGCCAAACTTTGCCTTGTAATGGGCAAAGATGGCGTCAGCCACAGGGTCCACAACAGATTGTGGTACTGCGGCCATGGTTTACTTCTTAGCCCAAGCAGGGGCTGTAGGTTTCAGGGCTGGTGCTTCTTCTACCTGCTGCACAAAGGACGCAGCCTGGCGCACACCGCCGGCAGACTCATAGCCCTTGATGTTGTTGCTTGCCTGATATTGGCCTTGGGCCTCGCGCACCACAACTTTAAGGTTGACAGGCTTAAGGTGCAAGGCTGCAGTGTCTTGCAACTTGATCACGTTCACAGCATGGCACAGCGCAGACAGCTGCGACTGAGCAATGCGCTGGGTGTCTTCGTTGCTGTGTTGAATGTTGAGGTTCTCCCAAATCTTGCGGCCTTTGTACTGGCCATCAATAATTTCAAAGGTCAGCTTCAGGCCAGTGCCGTTGCCGGACTTCAGCGGCTGCACATCAGACTCAGTAATGTGAGCCAAGTAAGTGCCGGCGGGAACGGGGCCGGTTGCGGCCTGGGGGGTGACGGTCGATGCGTCAAAGTTAAATTGAGCCATTGTTTTCTTTCAAAGTTTAAAGTTACGGACTGAGAATCAAGATTGCGCTACAGTCAGCGCTTCTTGGAATGCCGCCCAGTCAAGCGGCATGTTGGTAAGGCCAAAGCGGTTGCCACCGCAATGGGCTGGATGGGGCTCTACATGCAAGATGCGTTCACCCGTGGTAGTGGCCTTGGTTTCTTTGTTGCCAAAGCCAGCATCTGTCTTGTTCGTAAAGATGCGGTAGCCGGCATAACCCACAACGTCAGCCCATTCTTGCACCAGACCGGCAGCGCGGTCATGCAGCTTAAGCACATGGCTGTCATAGCCCTCAGTCAAGGGGTCTTCAATGCGCTTGATCTTGTCGTGGGCAATCAGGATGATGCCCATGCCCTTGTTGGCACGCAATACTTCAAGGCCGGACAGCAGGTTGCGCCATTCTTCGGCAGCTGCAACGTAA